GTGAGATGCTGCAGCTTCTTTTAAATCTGCTTCTGCTTTTATTTCATTTAAGTAATCAAATGATAAAGAGTTTAATGAATAAGAAAATCTATTCTCATCTATCAATGCTGCTGCTATCATTGTATCTATGATCTGACCATTTACTTTTATACCTGATGCTTCTAACCAACCTACATCGTACTGTGCGTTATGAAATATTTTAGGACACGGTAAAGCACAAACAGACTTCATATAATTTTTAACTTGTTCAGGTATCATATTGCCACCACCAAAGTGTGCAAATGGAAAGTATCCTTGCCAACCTTCTACAGCTACAGCAAAACCTACGATCTCTCCTTTACCTATGGCCCAACCTGCACCTAGCTTTTCGTTAATTCCATCGTCTCTTGTTTCTAAGTCGATGGCTATTTCTTTAGCATCACTTAAATCTTTAAACTCAGACGGCGTTGACCATATATGTTTTTTAAATGTCATTGATAATTGTAAACTCATTCTTGTATCATACCTTTTCTTTTTTCAATTAATTTTTTTAAAGCACCTATCAAACCTTTTTCCCAAATCCATATTTGGCCATAAGCACCCATTCTCAACCAACTCTTAGGTAACCAAACTTGAATAGGTTTTAGAATAGCTCCATATCGTAATGTTAATTCTCTAAAAGCACCTCCACTTACTTCGTGGATCTCAGCTAATATAGCTTTCTTACTTTGTCTAAGACCTTTAAATTTAATTAACTTATGAAAATAAAGTTCACATCTTCTCATTGTTGTTCAGCTTTCATTATTGCTCTTCCTATTTCTTCCGCGATTTGCGGGACGATAGCGTTTCCCAATCCTTTAAGTCTGTGTACTCTGCCGGGTACCCCATCAACCACTCTACCCACGTCGGGTTCAACACTCCAGAAGTTGCTCCTCTCTTTACTACCATCACATTTAAGTTCGTTCCCTTCCTGTTGAATTGACTTGGGCCTGCATTGTTCTTGCTGTCGTTTACTGTCGGTGTTGGCCACATCATTACCATCTCTGATAGATAACCTGTCTTTCTGTTTGTAGCTGCTCTCGATGGTCTCATTCCTTTTCTCTTTACGTGATCCATTGTTGTTGGTGTTGGCCACATTAACTTCACTGCTGCCGGTAACATTATTTGATTGCCCTTCTTCTGTATTCTCTCTGCGTATTCCCCCTTGTCGTTCACGTCCTGTTTCCACATTCCCTGTGTTGGTGTTGGCCATAGTCTCGGTTCTTGTACTTGATCCTGTAATCTCACTTGTATCTGTTGACCGCTCGGTCTTTTCAAATGTCCCTGATCCAATGCTTTCTGAATTCCTGGAAGATTGCTTCCCCCTGACACTGCATCGGGAGTTCGCCACAACCCAAATTCTTTCTCTTTTGTGCGGTGCGCCGACGCCGACAGCTGGAATATTGAACGTTTGTACTTCGTAACCTTCACTTTCCAAGTCAGTGCACACTGTTTCGAATACCAAGCCGTCTTGGATACTAACAATGCCTCGCACATTTTCGCCAATAATCCACCTTGGCTTAAACTCTTTAATGATTCTAAACATTTCTGGCCAGAGATGTCTGTTGTCATCTGTTCCTTTTCTACTTCCTGCGACACTGAACGGCTGGCACGGGAAACCACCCGTGATGATTTCGGGAGATTCAATTCCATCTGCTTTGAATTTTTCTTTGGTAATTTCTCTGACATCGCTATAAATTTTTACTCCATTCCATTTTTGTTTTAATAAATGCTGACAATACTTTTCAATATCACAAAAAGCAACTGTTTCAAATCCTACTTTTTGTAAACCTAATGCAAAGCCACCTATACCACTAAACAGATCTAGATGTTTCACTTATTGTATCCTCATCTTTTTTGTATTCGTATTTTCCTAGTTTATAGTCTTTACAATAACAATCACCACACAAAGGAAATCCTTTATCTATAACAACTGCTATCTTAGTACATTTAATACATGTTTTATCTTGCATATTTTTTTATAACATTCCTTGCAAAAATAAAGACAGTCATATGCAATATCCTTTTTATTGCAAGCAATACATTTACCTTTTGTTATCATCTTTTAATTTTAATATTTCCAATTCACAATAATGAATTATCTTTTGTAGATCTTCTATTTTATTTTTTGACAAGTACCTACAAACGTACTTCACAACGTTTCCCTGAAAGAAGCTGAGATTATTTTTAGAAATAAATTCATAGGGCTGAATGCTAAAAGATTTATAGTGACTTCCCCCTACCTGCCTCTCTTGTGGAAACACTTCATCAAACATATTTTTATTTGTCATTTTGTTTTTCCTGTACATAGATTAAATAATCCGAACCAATCGGATAGCTATACTTATAGTCAGTACGAAGTAAATGTAAAGACTTTTTTGCTCTTGTTGCACCGGTATACCAAACTTTACGTTCATCTGTTTTATCACTTTTGTTTTTTGTTTTAAAATTAGAAGGGTAGTTTGTCTTGCTATACATAACTACGTGATCTGCTTCATCACCTTTTACTGAATGTATGGTATCTATAATTATCTTAGGTTCAGCATCTAATTCTTTTTGACCATATCTCCTAAGCAATCTAATAAAATTTCTTGTTTGACCTGGCTTAAAGTTTCTTCTCAATATCCAATACCAAGGTTTATTTTTAGATTTATCACTCAAGTCTAAACCACACCATTGTTTAAGTTCTTCAAATCCATATTCCTTAAAGTCAGGTTCAGAGGACCAAAACTTTTCTGTTCTAAAGTTAGCTTCTGTTAGTTCTCTAATATACCTATATAAATTTTGTGCTTCTATTTTATTTAATTTTTTATCGTTATTAATCTTTGTCCAAGACTTAATTGCTCTCCATTGCTTCTCATCAAAGCATTTGTTTCCGTGATTATCTTTAAAGTATAGACCTGCATCTTTAGCTAACATTCTTAATTCATTTACAGTTGTGTTTATTCGACCCAAAATGAACCAAGTACCTTTCTCTTCATTAAAAGGTATCTTACTAAATTGCTGATAGCTTTTTACATAACCTTTTTGATTTGATGGTAGATAATCTTTTTCTATACTTCCTTCTATTCCTCTTCTTATAATTTGAGAAAAGTGATGTATAGCTTCTCCAAATCTTCTTGTCTTTCTTAATCTAACCTTTCTACCGGGAAAGTATTCTGTAAAATATCTAGAGTCTGCACCATTCCATTTATAAATACCTTGGTCATCATCTCCTGCTAAATAAATTCTTCTTACATTCTTAGACATCTTATAAATTACATCCCACTGTAGTGGTGTACAATCTTGTGCTTCATCTAATATTAATATTTCTAAAGATGGAAAGGTAACTTCTTTTACAGCTCTTTGAATCATATCGTCAAAATCTATAAATGGTTTTTGTTTACCGTGGGCCTTGTAGCTTTCATAGGTTTGTATTTTTCTCAAGAACACATCTATATTATCTTTCTTATATGATTCGCTCTTATATGCTTCAGTTGGATTTACTCTTAAGTTCCTTGCTTTACTATAAACTTGTAGTGACCAATCCTTATAAGTAAAATCATCATCTGATAATCTAGTATCTGATCTTTTAACAATACTATTCTCTAATGCATAATCGATCATACAATCTTTAGGATCAAATACCTCTTCATCAAAGAATCTTCTGCAATACTTATGTAGAGTATTAAATCTATAAAAGTCATCTGATGAAAAATGAGGGAAGGCCTCTAGAGCTCTTTCTCTAGCTGTGTTAACTGCTTTGTTTGTAAATGATAAGAAGGCTATCTGTTGTGGCTGCACACCATTTCTTAGGTGACCTTTTAAAACTCTTTCAATTAAAGTATATGTTTTTCCTGTTCCTGGTGGCCCAAATATTTTAATTGTTTTTTGTTTTAAAGATTTTAAATAATTAAGTTCTGAATTTTCCTGTGTGGTATTCATCATCTAATTCTGAAATCTTATTCTCCTCTTGTTTTGGTTTTGTTTTTATTTTGTTATATTCAACAAACTCAGGCATCTCTACACACCATACATTCTTTTCGCCTTCATGATATTCTAGTTTCTTACATCCTAATAACTTCATAGCTTCTTTAGATGTATTAAAATATTTTTTACCAGTTAAAAATTTCTTTAATGTAACCTGTTTGAAGTAACAATTTTTAGTTTTAGAATCCATAATTACAAAGCCATCTTTAATTTTTGCAAAGTCATCTACCTCTAAATGATCTTCAAAGAATTTTTTTAATATGTCATACTGTTGTTCATTCAACACATCTAACCATTTAGATTCATTATCTTCTATAGCGTTCATTACAATATGGCTCATAAGCATCTCAAAAGGTGATGGTCCCTTTCTAGGTT